CCGCCATATCCGGTGTAGAACATCGCCTGATCGAACTCCGGCGTGTACTCCTCCATCACCGTGGTGATCTGGTAGTTCATGAAATCAGAGACGCGCTGGGCCTGCTGGAGCTTTTCCACCGTCTCCTTGCCCAGCACCTGACTGCGAACCGGCCCGCAGGCAGGCATCAGCTCCTTGGTGGCCTGCGCTTGGAACTGGACCACGGCCTCAGACAGCATGGGATGCGCCACGCCCGATGCGCCCTTGAACGGCTTGGTGCGCTCTTCGTACTTGAAGCCCAACAGTTCGAGGCCCTTGGAGTACTGCTGCTCCCACTCGCCGCGCGAAGTCTTGTCGGCATCAAACAGGACCATCAGCTCGGAGCTGATGTGGCCCAGTTCCGCATCGTCCACCACCTCGGCAAGGTTGGCATCGAACGAGATTTCCTCGTCGTCGCCAATCTCAACGGTCGCGCCACCGTCCTCATCGAGAATGATCTCGATGTCCGGGCCTTCGCTGTCCATCATCTCCAGCGCATCACCTGCGCTGATCTCGTTCAATGCCTTGTCGATTGACATGGTCGTCCTTACACGTAGGTGCGGTTGTCGTCTATCTTACGCTCAACCAGCCCGCCATTTTTGAATGGGATGCCCGTTTGACGCAACCGGTCAGCAGTTTCGTTGCTCCAGCGAATTGCGGGCGAGATGTATGTCTTGCCTGTCAAACCGTTTTTGTGCTCAACTGCCAAGAACTCAAAGCCCGCCTTTTCGCCGCCAAGGTCTTTGATGACCTGTTTGATGTTGTTGGGCACATTGCGATACAACTGCGCTTCTTTCGATTCTGTGTAGGGGAAGCTGACCATTGTCAGGCCGCGCTCCATCGCACCATTGATGGCGTTCTTGATCAGCAGCTGCTGTATCTCTTGCGGCTTGTGCTCCATACCAGCAAAAGACTCGCGCGTACTGTATGGCGTGCCTTTCTTCGTCACACGACGCTTTGCCGGGATTTGTGCTTTGACTTCCTTGAGCATCTTCTGCAAGGCATCCTGAAGCATCGGGTCTGACTCATCCACCATCTGCAACACCCTATCCATGGGTGTTTGACCTTCGGACGACTTGCTTGTTAAGGACAGCTCTTGCAGCATGAAGCTGCGTGCCCTTTCCAGATCGTTCCGCACGGAAGAACCCTTTGCATACGGCTCCAGAATTTTTTCGATGGCTGCATCATGCTTGCTGATCAGTTCGCGATCTTTTTCCACGCCCGAGCCAAGCCGTCCCAACGTGCGCAGATCATCCAAGCGATCCGATTGCAGCTCCAGTACATGCATCGCCTGTGTCTGCCCCTGTCCCGGGATGATTGCAGGAATCTCCACGAACCGCGAGAAACCAATCGGGTTTTCCGAAGCAATACCTGAATGCTGTCCTTTATAAACACCATGCCGCGCTTTAAACGCCTCGAAGGGCTCCAGTATCTTGCGGCCCCGTTCTTCCATCTCCTCGATCAACGGTCTTTCTTGTTTCATAAGTTGTTCGACACGTCTTTTTGCTCTTGCTTCATCATCAAGGGTGAAAAGCGTGCTTTGCTGTCGCCGTAGGGCTGATTCCAGCTCTTTACCGGACAAATTTAATTCTTTAAATCGGAATTTTGTTCTTGAGTTTGTTTCTAGTAATTGATTCAGCTGCCTCAATCCTTGCCTCTGTATTTCATGCTGGGCAGACGATGAGATAGGGGGATCACCGGCAGACCACGTTTGCATCAACTTGTCGCGTATGGGGTAGTACCCCTCATCAAGAATCGGGTACTCAATCTTGCGCATCGCGCTATTCAACGCGATAGTTTTTGTGTTGCGCATTTGCTGCTGAAGGTTCTTCAGGTCTTCCAGCATTTTTTGGCCAGAGGGAATGTTCTTCCCATAGGGCCCCTGCAAAAGCGCTTCCAGCTGCTGCATTCCTTGTTGCGCTTCAGACGTGTTGACTCTCTCTATCAACCGATAGTGAGAAATCTGCGAAACGGCTTTTTCCACTTCCTGCATGGCAGGGGTTGTCCGCTCCAACAGATTGATTGCACCGATGGCCTCGCCCGGGTACGGATTGTCATGGCCAGAGTAATAAGCCCCTTTCTTGGGCTCCTTGATTTCCGTCTTCCATCCGCGCGGGGAATACAGGTCCGCGAGCCGCGCTCCGATCTCCTGCCCAGTCAGTTTCGTGCCCGGCGCAACATCAGCCAACGCCTCCTGCGCCCGTGCAATCTCGTGCTCACGGAACTTGCCCTTGAGGCTGTTGAGGAACTGCTCGGGCGTAGTCTTGCCCTGCATCTGATCAACATGCATCTCCAGCTTGCTGACAAACGGGCGCTCGGCCTTTTCGTGCAGCATCAATTCATCCCACTTGGGCATGGCCGGAGCAGCAGGGGCCGGGGGCACTTCCGGCATGGCCTGCAGCATCTGGCGCGATACCGTGGGCTGCGCAGCCGCCACGGGCGGCTCCGGCACGACAGCAGGAGGCTCCGGCACGACAGCAGGAGGCTCCGGGGCCGCAGCCTGTGCGGTAACCGGACGGGCCGGAACAGCCTCTGCCCGGGCGACAGGGGGCTCTGTGCGCGCCACAGCCGCTTCCTGTGCGGGCATTTCCCGCAGCGCCTTGGCCGCTTCTCCCGTTTTACCGATCATGCGCCGCGCGCCGAGGACAACGCCCGTGGGCGACGCAAAAGATGACAGCATTGATCCCGCCTCATAGGCGGCCTTCAGATTGGGTTGCGTGGGCGCAGGTTCGCGCAGCCCGGCGTTTTCCATTTGGCGCTTCAGGTACTCCGTGCTACCTACCTGCTCTTGGTTGATCCCGGGCAGGATTTTGCTGATACCGGGCACGTTGCGGCCGATGAACGTCGCAATATCCACCGGCGCACCAACGATCGCATAGGGCAAATCCGCCACGCCCTTGCCAAATGACTTGGTCTGCTCCTTGAACGACTCCCACGTGCTGCGCGCCGGGGTCTCGCCCTGCTCGGGGCTGCCATCGGCGCGGAACACCGGGTTCGTCCCCGGCATTGTTCCACGTGGAACATTTCCCGCCATGCTGGCCACCGTCGGATTGGCGGAGTTGGCAAACGGGGACTGCACCTCAAATCCGGCCGGAGTGATGGGCTCGACCACGCCACCCATGGCCAAACGAACAGGACCACCTCCTTTCGGTTGCAGTGCAGCAAAAGGGTTTGCGGCTTTGAGGTCCAGCGATGCGACCACCGGTGTCGGGGCAGGCGCGGCAGCCATTTCATCGAGCATGCTGCGCGCCCGTACCAGCGGCTCGCCCGACTTGGTGGTGTACTCCTCATCATCGTCCTCATCGCCCAGCGCGGCCAGCGCCAGCGCCGCCTGATAGTCCGGGCCATACTGGCTGGCAGAGGACAGCAAATCCTGTGGGGTGGCGGCCTTGGGCGTGGCCCCGGCGCGCGTTGCAGCGGCCTTTTCCCCCTGCGCCTGCAGATTGGGGTTCATGCGCGCGGGCGTCACAGCGACGGTTGTTTCTGCCGGGGTGGCCGGAGCGCGTTTCGCCATCCGCGCGCGAATTCCAGTGATGTAGTTCTGCGTCTCGAGGGGCAAATCGCTGAACTTCGCGCCTTTTTCCAGCCACTTGTTCGTGTTACCCGGACCCCAGTTGTACGCAGCAAGGGCCGCCGTCTGATCGCCGTACTTATTGACCATCGCAGCCAGATAGTCCCGCCCCACACGGGCGCGCTCGTCAGGAGAACTGTCCCGCGCACCCACCACGCCATATCCGGGTTTGCGCATGGTGGTGTCCAACACCTGCATCTCACCCTTGGCGGTCCCATGACGAGTCTTCGGGCCCTCGAGCAACTCCCCCTTGGCATTGAACCGCCGACCACTGCTCTCGGCAAAGAGAACGGCTTCGGTCAGATCGTCAAGAGGTGCAGGTTCGGCCATCAGTAGTACTCCATCACCTTTTCCTCGACCGGATCATCGTCGAAGAAGTCATCGCGCAGCGAGATAAAGTTGCCCTGCCGGAAACGATGCCAAGCCATGACAGCACTGTCCACTTGGTCATCCTTGCTGCCATTCGGGAACGCGGCTAGTTCCTCTACCAGTTCCTCGGCCCATTCCTCACCTTCAGGATACCAGATCATACCCGATTCCAGCAAGGGCGCAACAGCATTCGCACGACTCACCTTGTCCTGACCAGAGCGCCGACCACCCGGGGAGTACAGCGTCACAGGAACACCCATCCGACGCAACTCCTGCTGCAACGACATGCCACTTGCCTTGGCCTCGATCAGCACATTGTCGGGATTCCAATACTGGTACTCGTTGCGCGCAACGCGCTTCAACTCAGGAAAGTCCCACTGACCGCGCTGCACGCCCAGCAGCAACAGACTGGGGCCGGAGT